AAATGATGTTTGAAACAGTGTTTGATTTTACTTTAACAGAAAAATTTTAGGAGGTAATATAAAATGGCAATAGAGGGCGAAAAAATTGTATTAGGCAGTGGGAAATTATATATTGATGTATTTGAAGGCGGAGAAATCCCGACTGATCTACTCTTGGAAATCGAAACAAACCTACTAGGGTTAATCCAGGGTGGTGCAACTTTAGAATATAAACCTAGTTTTTACGAGGCTAAAGACGATCTAGGATTAGTAAGTAAAACGGTTTTAACTGATGAAGAAGTTATGCTTAAAAGTGGAGTTATGACTTGGAACGGCAATACATTACAAAAACTTTGTGCAACGGCTAGAGTAACTGAAGATGTGGTACTAGGTAAAAGAATAGTGAAAATCGGTGGCGTAGGGATGCAAGACGGTAAACAATATGTTATTCGTTTTGTCCACAAGGATGACCTTGACGGCGATATCCGAGTTACGATCGTAGGTAACAACCAAGCTGGATTTAGTTTCCAATTCCTGAAGGACAAAGAAACAATTGTGGATACGGAATTTAAAGCATCTCCAATGGATAGCGAAGGAACTAAAATCATATTTGAGGAAGATATTCCAGTAGTAGCAGGATAAAAATATAAGGGCGACTTGTTCGCCTATTTTTTTTGGAGGTTAAAATGTTTGATTTAAACGAAGTAAACAGGAGATATTTTACCATTAAATTAGGTGATTTGGTGTTAGATGTTGAACCACCGAAACTAAAAGCATTAAAAAAAATCACCTCTCTGTCTAAATCGAGGGAAGAAGATGCAATTACAGATTTAACCGAAGCGGTACAAATGATTTTAAGTAAAAATAAAAAGAAGTATGTTGTTTCGGATGAAGTAATTGACGAGTTAGACTTAGATCAAATGTCTGATATTTTAACAGCTTATTTTGAATGGTTAAGTAAGGAAAAGTCGGCAAAAAACTAAAAATCCCTTATTACGATGATGGATCTAGTGATGAGGGATATTATTCAGTTAATACGATTGAAGAAAAAACCGTATCAAAGTATACAGGTTATGATTTTCAAAGGTTGGAAGATTTAGAAGTGTTTGAATACTGGTTACTGCTAAGGGATGCTGTGATATACAATCATATGCAGACAGAGGGTGGAAGGGAATATTTAGATAATTGTTGGAGGATGGAACAAACTTCACCTCAAAGAGATGCACTTAGGAAAAAGTTTAGAAAAAAATAATTCCACGTAAAAAAAGGTGGTGAGAACAATTTCAAAAAATATCAAAGGGATAACGGTCGAAATAAATGGAGAAACGGGTCCACTTCAAAATGCGCTTGGGGGTGTCAATAAAACAAGTAGGGATCTTCAGGGTGAATTAAGGGACGTTGAACGTTTACTAAAACTAGATCCTAAAAATACCGAACTTTTGGCACAAAAGCAAAAAATACTCGCTGAGTCAATCACTAACACAAAAGAAAAACTTGTCACATTAAAAACAGCAGAAGAACAAGCACAAAAGAAATTCGCAGAGGGTAAAATAAGTGAAGAGCAGTATAGAGGATTGCAACGTGAGGTTATCAAGACAGAACAAGAACTTGGTAAGTTAGAAAATGCGGCGGGAGAAAGCAACGACACTCTCGAAGAAGTTTCCGAAAGTGTGGATGAAATAGGCATTGGTGCAGGAAAGATTGCAGCCGGAGGAGTGGCGGCATTAGGTACCGCATTAGCTGGAACTGCTGCATTCGGGGTTTCGATGGGTGATGATTTAACAAAATCACTGAACGGAATTGAAGCGGCGACAGGTTATAGCGAAGAAAGCATGAGTGGTATGGAAGACACTATGCTTAATATTTATAACAATAATTTTGGAGAAGACTTTGCCGACATTGGGAAAGCGATTGAAGAAGTCGCAAAGCAAACAGGAGCGACAGGGCAGGAACTTGAAGACTTAACAACAAACGCGCTTATGATGCGTGATACGTTTGAATTTGACGTTACTGAGTCTATAAGGTCAGCGAATATGATGATGGATCAATTTGGCATAACTGGTGAAGAATCATATAATTTAATTGCCCAAGGCGCTCAGTCTGGTTTAGATAAAAACGGAGATTTACTCGATACAATAAATGAGTACGCAGGAACATTTAAGGCACAAGGGTTTAGCGCTGAAGAAATGTTTAATATGCTCAAAAACGGTTCCGAAAGCGGTACTTTTAGCGTCGATAAACTAGGCGATAGCATGAAAGAATTTGGAATAAGAAGCATAGATGGAAGCAAGGCAAGTGCGGATGGATTCGAACTTTTAGGATTAAACGCAGGAGATATGACGAAAGCATTTGCAGAAGGCGGAGACGCAGCAAAGGGAGCTTTTGAAAAGACAACAAAAGCTCTTTTCGAAATGAAAGATCCTGTGGAACAAAATACAGCTGGTGTAGCTCTTTTTGGAACGCAATGGGAAGATATGGGTGTTGAAGGTATAAAAGCGTTGACTGAAACGACAGGCGAAATAGATACCACTAAAGACGCTTTAAAGGGTATTAACGATGTTAAATATGACTCTTTCGGCGAAGGAATGGACGGTATAAAGCGGCAGTTAATAACAGGCCTAGTTTTGCCAATCGGTGAGGAAGTTTTACCAAAATTAAATGAATTTTCTGGTGTTTTAAAAGAAAAAATACCGGCAATAAAAGACGCATTCGAAACAGCGTTTAACGCGATTAGGGATGCAATTATTTTAGTCGTTGACGCAATAAAAGACGCTAGTAAGTGGATTAAAGATCATTGGACCATCGTTGAGCCGATCCTGATTGGTATAGCAGCAGGAGCTGTGACATTTTACGCAATAACAGGAGCAATCGCGGCATATGGGGCGATTACAAAAGCGATCACAGCGATCCAATTATTATTTAATACAGCACTCGCGATGAATCCAATCGGGTTAGTCGTTATTGCGGTGGGCTTACTTGTAGCGGCAGGGGTTTTACTTTATCGCAATTGGGACGTTATTGTTGCAAAGGTAAAAGAATTATTTACTGCTATAAAAACTAAATTTACTGAAATTAAAAATGCAGTCGTTAATAAAGTGAAAGAATTAGTTAGTGCAACCGTCACGAAATTTAATGATTTAAAAGACAAAATTATCGGAAAAGTGAATGAAATTAAAACAGCGATAGTTAATAAATTTAACGACATTAGAACAAGGGTCGTCAATACCGTATCTGGATTAAAGTCGTCCGTCACGAGTGCGTTCGGCGCAGTGCTTTCATCCGCAAAATCTAAATTTAATGCGATTAAATCGGCAATTATGAACCCTATTGAAACCGCTAAAAGAGTGGTAAAAAGAACCATTGACACAATTAAAGGGTACTTCACCGGTATGAAATTAAAATTACCAAAAATTAAAGTCCCTCGTTTTACTCTTAAAAATTGGTCAATTAATCCGGTAAATTGGATTAAAAATATGCCGTCGATCGGGGTAAATTGGAACGCAAAGGGCGCGTTATTTACTAAGCCTACTGTATTTAATACACCGATTGGGTTACAAGGTTTTGGAGAAGCGGGGGCAGAGGCAGCGTTGCCTTTGACTGATAAAGTTTTAGGCGCAATTGGTGAAAGTATTGCTAAGTTGATGCCACAACCATCTGACAGCGGTAGTGGTGATATCATCATCCAAAATATGAGTGTTAGAAATGACAATGATATTAAATTAATCGCGCGAGAGTTAGAGAGATTAAAAGTAAGCGGTAGGAGAGCAATAGGGGGGATGGCATGAAGATAGATGATGTACACATATCTGAATATGGATTAATCCTTGCAAGAGGACATCGTCACGACATCATTCCAACGGTTGATAATAAATTTGTTAATGTGCCTGGGAAACTAGGCTCTTACCGTTCGTCGTCTCGTTTTGGAGTTAGAACGTTTTCTATCCCTCTTACTTTTTTAGGAGACAATCAGAATGATTTGCAGACTAAAATAAGAGATATTACACATCTATTTGTGGACGAGCAGG